TAAAACAAAATATCCGCCGAGTTCTCTTACAGCATTAAAACCATGACCACCTTTTGGTTCAATGATACAATCTAATTCTGCTCCTACTAAATTTGTACAACCTGCAGCAACAATATCAGAATTTTTAATGTAAGCAAAAGTATAACCAGAACCTACATTTGTAATTATAACACTAGTTACTCCTCCAGCACTTACGCCTACGGTAACTCTACCATTTGTTCCATCTCCACGAATTGGAATATTTGTATAAGATCCTGTTACTCCATTTGTACCTGATGATTTAATTTTTACTATATTAATAGCACCATTAATAGCAGAAGAAGATACTGTAGAATTTGTTACAACAGCCATAAAATCTGTTGATATAAAATTTGCTTGTTGTGTTGCACTTAAAGTGTACATATATTTCCACTTGTAATTATCTCCAGTTTGAATTATTGAAGTTGAAGTACCTGTTGGTTCTATTGTTGAAGGTGCATTGTTATTATTATCTAAACACTTATAAACATTTTTTTCTGAATTTAAAACATAAAATTTTGCATCAAATAAATTAGTTGCAGTAGAATAAGCAGTTTGTAGAGAAGTAGTTCCTGTAATATAATTGCCATAATCGTGTCTGTAATAATCGTAAACCGTGTTTGTTGTCCAATCACGTCTTGCAATTGCATAAGATATATCGGTAGATGCAATTTTTTTAAGAGCTAATAAGTCGTTATAAGCATAATATTCATCAGAAAAACTATCAACTGGAGTTAATGCCGCAGCATCCGTACCCTCATTTACTGATCTTCCATCACCTCTTATTTGTGATGTACTAAAAGGTTGAGGACGACCTACACCCAAATAATAGTTAGTTGTTCCTGAAAAAGTATTGTAAAATTGATTACTATTATTAATTCTAAATTTATTTGTTATAATTGCTGGCATAATTTTTAATTTCTTTTGTTATATTTATACATCATTTTTATATTATCCTAAGTATCTTATCATAATAACAGCTCCATTTATAGGTGCCACAATAAATGTTAAATTAGATCCAGATAATGTATATTCTGTAAGAGGAACTTTACATACTCCGTTTACAAATACTAGTATATTATAAACGTTATAATTTGCATTTATGGCAAATACTGTTTGACTTCCATTTCCAGTATATGAAGTCATTGCACCTAAAGTAGCAGGTATAAATTTTGCATTACTTCCAACCCAACTTAAAGTTTGTTTATTTGTAGGAGGAGTAGTCGATAAATCAACATCTGTAAATAAATCTATACTAGAATTGTTAGAACCAACTTCAATCCAACTTCCTGAATCTGCAAAAAACAATCTTGCTGCACCAGTTATTACTCCTATTGCACCTTGATATGTTATTGCGTTTGGTAATGAACCAATATTTGTATAGTTGAATCTAATTTTATTAGCCGAACTTGTAACATCTAAAAAATTTGTAGCGCCACTTAAAGTTTTATTAGTTAATGTATCAGTAGTTGCTCTTCCAACCAATGTATCAGTAGAAGTTGGTAATGTTAAAGTTCCTGTGTTTATAATTTGTGCTATAGAAGGAGTTGTAATTGTAGGACTTGTATCTAATACTACTTTACCAGTTCCTGTTTTATCTGTAACAGTGGTACCATTAATTTTAAATACGTTTCCTGTGCCAGCTGTATCAAATGTTTTATTTGTTAAAGTATCTGTTGTTGCTCTACCAATAAGAGTATCTGTTGATGTTGGTAAAGTTAATGTTCCAGTATTTGTAATTGTAGAAATAACTGGTGTAGTTAATGTTGGTGATGTTGCTAAAACATTACTTCCCGTTCCTGTATTTGCAGTAATAGTTGTTCCATTAATTTTAAATACGTTACCTGTTGCAGCAGTATCAAAAGTTTTATTTGTAAATGTATCTGTAGTTGCCTTACCAACAAGAGTATCTGTAGTTGCAGGTAATGTTATAGTTGAATTTCCACTATTAGTTAATATTTGTGAAATTGAAGGAGAGGTTAAAGTTTTATTTGTAAAAGTTTCTATACCATTTAATGTTGCAAGTGTATTAGGTCCAGTTGGAAGTACCAAAGGTCCTGAATTTAAAATTGTAGATATAGTAGGTTGATTTAAAGTTTTATTAAAAAGAGTTACAGTATTAAGAGTAGTTACAAATACACCTGAAGCTAGTGTTGTACCATCTCCCATTGCAGTATAGAGTTCTGTAAAATTAGCATTAATTTTTGTTCCTGCATTTCGTAAGGTATCTCCTGTACCATCGTTTGCGAATGAACCTATATTTACTGGTTGTTTACTCATTTTTTATAATTGTTTCTTATATTTATAATCATTTTTAAGGTAGTGTACTATCAAAAGTTATTGGATTATTATTTCTGTCAATTGTTTGATCCATTTTAACTATATCACTATCAAATTGTATTTTTCCTACAATTAATACAATTTCTGCAGGTATAGTTAAACTTGCTTTAATATTTCTACCTGCATCATTAGAACAAAACAATAAATGATTATCTTTTCCATCATTAATTGAATCCGTATTAAAAGTTAAATTATTTGATAGAGTACCAATAGTATAATTAGTTCCTGCTTGTCTAACAAAGGATCTATCTATTTCTCTATTAATTGTTCTATAAGAAGGACCTGTATAAGCATAACCTTTTCTTATATCTCTACCACCTAATAAATATCTAAGTCTTGATACATAGAATAAATTTACTGGTGACCTTCTTAATGTTATATCTCTTGATGAAATTAAAAATTGTGAACCTGTTTGTTGATTGAAATCTCCACCTTTTCCTAATAAAGGAGTTAAGTTTAAAGTTGATCCATCATCTATTGTTCCAAGTTTTCTTCTAAACGTTGTTAAGAATAAAGTATTTAAAACGCTAAATAAAGGAGATTGAACAACTTTTGAAATTTCGCCAATAATTGGAGCTCTTGTTTTAGCAACAGCAAATGATTGTATATCTACTTCTCCTTCAAAATAAAAACCTGCAGGATGTATAGATTTAATAAAATCTGATCTCCATTCATTTATAGTACGTCCTACTTTTACTACATAAGAATAATCTTGATATTTTTTATTGTCTTGAATAATCATAGAACTTTCAGAAATCAATCCTGTAGTTCCAAAATATGATCCGTCTGTTTCTCTTACAGTACCAACAATTATATTTCCTGTTGCTTCAGTTGCAATTGTAATTGTACCAGTTGCATTTGATAAATTTCCTGTAACAGTATAATTTGGATATATTGTAGAGGTAGTATTTTTTAAAACTAGCAATCCGGTTGCTAAATTAAAACTAACAACTGTTCCAGTAATACCAGTATTAGTAGTTACAGTTTCATCTACAATAAATGAACCAATTAATGAAGTTATTAATAAATTAGTTTTAAATTTTAAAGGAACAGAAGGATTAGTATAACCTGCACCTTCTTCAACAAATTTGATTGATTGTACTTTTCCTATATTAGAACCAAAACATTTTATCTTTGCATTTATTCCAGAATTTGATGATATTGTTATTGTGGGTAAAGAAGTATAACTGTTTCCTTTGTTATAAAGAAATATATCCGTAATATCACCAGAACCACTTGCGTTTTCTTGAACTAAAACAGAACCATCATAACTATCACCATTCTGTGTAAAATCTTCTAATATAATACGATCATTTGAGTTATCCTCATTTTTAAATCCACCATTGACAATTTTAACAAATCCTGCAGCATCTTTTCCGTAAGTTCCTGTATTGTTAAAAATTAAATTATCTCCAATATTATAACCAATTCCAGGAACATCTATGATAATATTTTCAATACTGCCTGTATTTAATTTGTCAATTTGTACTGAGGTATTATTATTAGTTGTTGTATCAATTATTTGATTAAATGAATATAAAGAACCTCCATTTGTAATTTCAAAATCTGCAGGTATTCCTAAAACACTTGCAGTAATATAAGTATCATCTGTATCATTAGAAGTTCCTTTAATTGTTTCTCCTAATAAAAATGTTCCATTAATATTATTAGGATCTAAAACAATTTCTGTTATTAATTCACCACCTATAATAATCTTAACAATATTTTGAACAATAGCTGTTGCAAAAGAAGTTGTTCCTGTTATTTGTCTGTATAATAAATTATAGGTATCTCCTTTTATATCTGAAACTCTTATAATATTATTTTTTTCCCACTTACCATCAGACGCCCTTAATATATTATCTCTTGGATAGATAGTTTCTGCTTTTTCATTAAACAATATTCGAAAAAATAAATCATTACCAACAGGTGTTCCTTTTAAACTATAAAAATAATAAGCATTTTTATAAAATTCTTTTTTATTTATTTCTGAAGTTAAAGTTTCAGGAAGAGTATTAACTAATTCATTTCTAAAATGAGATAAAAAATTATCTAATGTTTTATCTACATCTCTTAAATTTAATAACTGTTGAATACTTGTAACTGGATTTGGTTTATAATTGTTTATTACTGCTGAAGCATTAGAAGTTAATCCTATTATAACTTCATCTTTAAGAAATTTGTCTTGTGCTAATATAAAAATTTTTCCAGTATTAGTAGTTTTGTTTATATCTACTGATAATATTGTTGATAATGCTTTTGAAGTTTGACCTTGTACTATTTCACCTACTGTAAATTTACCATAAGCAGAACTTTCAAATAATAATTTTTCTCCTGCATTTTCAAGTGTAATTTCTGAAGATACTCCTGTACTATTTAAAAGTAAAAGATTTACTTGATTGTTTTCTAAAATTTCTGATTCTAATTGTAAACCATCTGTAGTTTCAACTTCTGTGACTTCTAATAAAGAAGCCTCCATGAATGTATAATATGCTTTTAAAAATTCTACAAATTTGGGATGATCTTCTACAACAAATTCTGGTAATTGAGAAGTAACTAAATTAGATATTTTCTCTTTAAACAAAGACATAATTAATTACTTCTGGATGTTACAACAACTCCTGTAGTTGTTACTGACGAACCTCCTACATAATTATTTTTTTCAACACTAATTACAGAATTATCAAAATCAATTTCAACTACTTGATCTCTAACGGGAACAATATCATTTGAATTTGATTTAACAGTTAATGAAATATAATCAACTTCATTTCCATTAACAGGTTCTATACTACTTATATTTAATGAATTAATTAAAATTTCTCCAGTGGCATAATTAATAGTTCCTTGATTTGTATTTACATAACTTACAGCAGAATCAGTTAAACCTGTAGATACTAAAGTATACAATCTAATTTTACCGTTACCATCATCATTTAAATAATATATGTTTGTAGGATCTCCATTAATTTTAAATGCAGACGATTGTAAAATGCCTCCATTTACTTCATTATATCCTGATGTTGGATTGTATAAAGCATTTCTAAAATAAACTGAATATGAAAGACTTGATCCTAAAACAGGAATCAATCTTTGTTTAATTTTTAATGTAGTTATATTTGAATCTATACTTGAATCTGTATTATCAATTAATTTTGTTAATTTTGAAAAACGAAGTACTGAATCAAATCTTTGCAATGTATTTTGATTATAGTCTATTAAATTTTCAATTACTAATGATCTTATTGTATCTGCTGTTTTTGTAGTTAAAGATGAATTAAATAATATGTTACTAGTAATCATAACATATGTTATAGTAGGATCTACAATAACAGGACGAATAGAAGCAATATTATAATTTTTTAAATTTAATGCAATTAAACTTTTTGCTCCAACTGTTAATGTTTGATCATTATCTAATTTTATAGCAATTTTCACATTTCCATAAGAAGGATATTCATCATTTTCACTACCCCAGGATTTAACTGATAATGCAGCAGGAACTAATTTTTTAACTAATGCTTCATAATCAAAACTTGTAACTGCTCTATTTTGTGTTCCATAAAATAAAGGTGCATTATATCTTATAGATTCTTTTGATTCGGCTAATGCTCCACCAAACGAAGGAGTTGTAGTTGTTATTGTTATATTTGAAAATCCTTGAATTGCATTATTAATTGAAAAAGTTGTTGCACCATTTGATAGTGTAGCGTTAGTAACAATGTATTGAAGGATAACTATATTACCATCATCTGGTTTTTTTCCAATAACATTATCTCCAAAATATATTTCATATCTTCCATCTTCATTTTCTTGTTTTAGATATACTAAACTATTGTTACCTACATTCGTATCTGGATTAAAAACTTTGCTTGCTTGAATTGCATTAACATCCAATTCTGTAAAAATTCTTGACGTAGTATCAGTTGCACTATTTTGCAAAACAACATTTAATGTTGACATGTCAGCATATTGACTTGGAATTACAAATTTTTGATCAGGATCATTTGAATCTACAACATATCTATAAGTTACTAAAGTTCCTTCATATATTGAAACATCATTAAAAGTATAAACATTATTTTCAATAGTTGCTGAATAATCTTCTTTAGTTACATATTGAAAATTTGTTCCGTTTACTGTAGTTGAAAAAGATGTACCTTTTGGTAATATTAAAGATGAACCCGTTGCATCATTTACAACAATATTAATTACGGCTTGTGGAGAAATAACTGAAGAAGGAATATAACCTAACCCCTTTGCTAAAGAAACAATATTTTTTCTAATATCAGCACTATCTAAAAACATTTCGTTTGCTAACATGTTAGCATTGTAACCTAGATAGTGAGTATTATAAGCTAGAATATCTAAAAGAACAGACATACCAGATCCTTCAAAATTATAATCTTGAAATTCTGTTTGACTTTGTAAAAAGGTTTTAAGATTTGCCTTTATCGTGTCAAAATCAAAATCTGATACTTGTAACTTAGAACTTGCCATTTTATCTTAATCTTTCTAAAAATGTTTCCACAACCACTGGTTCTGGATTTCCTATAACATAAAATATAATTGATAATCCATAAGAATTATTATCAATATCAGGATCTGCTAATATTTGAACTAATTTAATTCTAGGTTCAAAATTAACTAAAACTTCTTGTACTTTTCTTTGTAGGTTTAATGCAGTTAATGGTGTTATATTTTCAAATAACAACGCTCTAACATCAGAACCTAACTCGGGATGAAATGGTCTATCAAAGTGAGCAGTACTTACTAAATTTCTAACACTTCTTTTTACAGCTTCAATATCAGTTAATTTATTGACATCTCCTGTAACTGTATTTCTTCCAAAATCTAAATCCAAATCAACGTATTGTCTAGTTGCACGGTTACTTTTATTAGTACTAGATGAATCGTAATTTGGCATAAGTGCTAATATTTATAACAGATTTACACTTTTTAAAATTTAAATTTAATTTGATAAACCT